CATACGCCGGGTCATTGGCCCAACGCGGATCGTTGTAGGCCCAGTATTCAGACGACACTTTTGCCATGATTCACCTCACCCAATCCGCCAGTTGGTGCCGTCGCTGTACACGGGAACTCCGTTCGCCCCGCCTGCGGCTACGATAGACGCAAACGTCGTCGCGTTGGCATCGGTGACGAAGGCCCGCGCACCCGCCCCTGCGGTAGCCGCTGCCGGCAGTGTAGCCACGGTCAGCGTGCCGTGGTTAAAGTACTTCACGCTGAACGTCAGCGTCAGACCTGGTATGCGAAACGACGTTACGCTGGCGTTCCCCATCGTGATTTCGTTGCTGACACCGACTGCTGACACGTCGGCGTCGTAGCCGATCACCGTGTTGTTGCTGCCGGTCGTGAGCGAGTCGCCGGCCTGCATGCCGATGGCGGTGTTGTTGGCGCCAGAGGTCAGAGCGCCGAGTGCCGAAGCCCCGATGGCGGTGTTGTTGCTGGTCGTGGCGGCGTCAAGTGCCTTCCATCCCAGAGCCGCGTTGTACGCGCCGGTGACAACCAACAGGCCGGCATCTTTGCCGACAGCCGTGTTCCCGGTGCCGGTGGTGTTTGCGCCGAGCGCGGAACGTCCGACTGCGACGGCGTCGCTTCCAGTATACGCGTCTAGAGCTGATGCTCCGATGGCCGTATTGTCAGTTCCGCTGACATTAGCAAACAGCGCGTCATAGCCAACTGCGACGTTATACGTGCTGGCGTCGTAATACATCGCGCGATAGCCAACGGCAGTTCCGTATGCTCCAGAGCCGGCGTACATGGCTTGGCTGCCAATTGCTGTGCTGTAGCCGGCTCCGCTGCCGCTGTACAAAGAAGACGCGCCAATTGCCGTATTGTTTGAACTGCTGTTAACGCCAAAAGCCGCATCGTAACCAACCGCAGTGTTGTTTACCGCACTGCCAGAATTGATGTTAATCAGCGCCGTGTTGCCCACCGCAATGTTCGTGGCCAAGCTCTCAGCGCCTTTGCCAACGTCAACACCAACATCGTAGTCAAGCTGATACGACGCAGGGATGTTGTCGTCTGTCTTGATCGTTGAGTCGGTTGACGTCTTCAAGACAAACTTGTACGAACTGCCGGACGTAAGCCAAATCTGCGCGGGCGTCCTGCCGGCACTGTCAAGGACGATGGGGTTGGCGTTGGCCGTGCCGGTGCTGCTTGCGTAAGTTGTTGCCGGCGTGGTTGTTCCGGCGACGTACGTGTAAATTTTGCCCCCCGCCAGAGGGTTGCCGTTGTTGTCAAAGAACTGAGCACCGGCGCCTGCGTATTGCGAGAGAGAGAATGCCATCAGGGCCTCACTGTTGAATCTGAGTGACGGTGACGATTACGGCGGCCGAAGCGGGGGCATAGGCCGTGGCGGCGGCGGCAGTGAGCGACATCGAAGTGTCTGAGACGGCCCACATGAGCTCAAGGTACTCGTTGGCCTGCAAGGAGAAGAACTCCGACACGGTGATTGTCGCAAACCCACCGTTGCTGTCCAGCGATGAAATGGCTGTGCTGTTGGCGTAGTCGGTCGTCCCGTTCCGGCGGAACCACACCCTGGCGTTCTTGGACGACGAGTTGGTCGAGGTGAATTGATACCGAACCGTGAACTGGTACAGGCCCGACTGAGGCACCTTGAGGCGCGTCAGCGGCGAGCCTTCCAGCGTCACGCCCTCGGCAATCTCCGTGGTGTCTAGCGGAATGGCGTATGCCGTGTTGGTCACCGCTGCCGTCAGGTCGGTCGTGCGCGTGAACTCGCCGTAGTACTTCTGCTGCTCAATAGTGGGCCGCACGAAGATGTCGCCGTTGGTGGCGTTGGCTATCAGCACCGCAGCCACGGGGATGACATTGTTGGGCGCCGTGGGCTTGGTCGCCGTCAGCCCGCCGGCTACCGTTGGGCTAGCGTACAAAACGTCGCCCGCGGAGAACATGCTGGTGTCAATCTGGGTGACGTTGCCCCACACGCAGCATAAGCCCGTGGCGCCACTGTCAGGCAGTTCCTCGGCCATCACGCCCAAGATGTACAGCGACGGCGATGAGCCGTCAGCCAAGTACGGGGCAACGGACAGCACGTTGTTTGACCCAACGCCCACGAAGCCAACAACGGCACCTCTTGGAATCGTTGAGCCCGTTGTGTTCTGGACGATGGTGTACTGCGTCAGCGCGGCGTTTTCTGTCGCGTTCTGCAGCAGTTGGAAGAACCGAAACCACGCGCGAGTAGTCAACGCCCCCTGATCCACCAGCGGGTCGCGCTGAGCCGGTACACGCGGCGCAAGCTGCACGTCAGGCGCTCGTCGGGGTAACGGAAAGCTCCGCCCCCATGATGGCGATCTTCACCGGGTCGGTGCCGCTGACTTCGTACACCCGATCCCGCAGCTTCGTGGTCATGCCCAGCCGGCGCCAAATGGCTCGCCGGCCGTACTCACCAATTTTCCCGGCGTTTACCCAATGCTCGTTGCTCCAAGTGTGACCGCCGTCGTCAGACCAACGCAGCATCACCGATGCATCGTAGGATGTCTGCGTCAGATACTGTGAGTAAAACTGGAAGTTTGCCGTCATGTAATACAACATGACGTTCTCTATGTACGCGACGTAGTTCTGCCACACCGGCTCAGGGTAACTTGGAGGGATGGGATTTGGTGGTGCGTTGAACTCATAGTCCATCGCAATAGAAATGTCCTCAAAGTCAATCACGCCGTCATTGTTAAGGTCGCCAAGTTTTCTGCCGTTGTGGACAGTGTTAAACAGCGTTCTTTCTGGCTCAATGTTGCTGCGCGCGCGAGTTATTCCGGTGACCAGCGCCGTTCTGTTGATGACGTAGATGTTCTGCTCGTTGATGCTTCCCGTCTCACAGTCGAGTTGCAGGGCATGATGGGCCGTGCGCTTCAGATTGTTCTGCCCAGTGGGAAGTGCCCGCCACGATCTAAGCCAACGCTGTTCAGACGTAAAGTCCTTGTAAGACTCTAGGTCAAACACAAAAAGGTAGTTGCCTTCGTTGTCGCCAAGAACGATCTGATTGGCAAAATTTGCCTGGCAACCAGCCCTGTGTTTGACGAACTGACCGTTCTCCCAGAACGCTCGCTCATGCCATGCGCCAGTAGCAACATCAAACACCCATGTGGCGTTTGCGGCAGGGAACGTCAGAACGTAGAACGAGTGGCCGTCCTGCTGGTACGTGAAAGCTATAGCGTCATCAATCAGTGCATACTGCTGAATCTGCCACTCAATGGCGTGCGTGCTGACGCGCTGAGCGTTGTAGCCCTGGTTGCGGTACACGATGCCGTTGCCGCGGGCGTCGGAGCCCAGCCAAAACACGCTGTTGTCCAGCTTGGCCACGCTGTACGGCGCAAGGCAGCCGGTTTCCATGAACGCGCCTTCAATGCGCGCCAACGGGAAGTCGGCTAGGCCGGCGTTGTACCAAACCTCGACAGTGTTGTTTCCAAACAGCCACACCTCGCGGTGGTCAACCATCAGCGACACGATGTTGTCGGGGTTGCCCTCAGCGCTGGCAAAGTCCAGCGGGTCAATGGCAGTGCCGTCAAGCAGCGAGGTCACCCACACGCGCTGGCTGTTGGGCTCGTTGAAGACGAAGTAGCTGTCCAAATAGCCGACAGTGACGGCACCCGGAAAGTCAGGGTCAGTGACCTGAGCGAACACGCCAGTGCTGGCGTTGTAAATAAAGGCGTCCGGGTTGCACGCTACGAACAGTTGCACGCCGTTGTCGGCCATGCTCACAGATCCGCTGCCGGTAATCGCGCCGATGTACGTTACGTTGAACGAGGAATCGGACTTGTACAGGCCGCCGCCAGAAGCGATGTACAAATTGTCCTTGAACTTCCACAGTCCTCGGATAGGACCGCTGCCTACAGTGCATAGAAGCCGCGAGCCCGGGCACCGCTGCAAAAACGCCGGTTCCTTGCCGCCCTCGGGCACAACCTCTGGAAACAGGTTGACCATGCGGTTCGCCGCAGCATTGACGCTGCGGGCGACGTAGGCCCCACCGAGGATAGGCGTCTTCACGGCGTGCCGGCGTAGATGTTGAACCGCTGCTGACGGCGGTTGATCAGGTTGTACGGCAGGCTCATGATGTCGTCAGCAAAATTAATCCGCTTCAGATCGCGCTTGGAAGCTATCGCAATGCGCTGCACCGTGGGCGGGGCCTCGACGCCAAACTCGGCCGCAATCTCGCAGGCTAGGTTGTACTTGAAGCACCGCAGGTAGCCCGGCGGAAACACCAGCACTGTGTTCAGCGTCGCAGGCTGCGACAGTTCCTGCACCGAGACGAGGTGGAACTCCAGTTCCCGCGTGGGCACCGGGTACACCGTCATGGTGATATCCGGCATCGTCATGTTCACCCACATGCTCTGCGGGTAGGTAGACGTCACCGTCTTCAGCGCAATACCGTTGTACTGCTGCTGGTTGATGAACATTAGGCCGTAGCTGATGCCCGTCGTCGAATCGCGGAAGTAGCAGGAATCGTCCAGTTGCACCGGGCGATTGCCGACAAAGTCCC